CTCAAGGACGAGCATCGGTTGCGAAGCGATGTGGAGACTGTGGATAAGATCCGCTTGCCGTTGATAATGGGCCAGATTGAGATGAGCAATGTCCAGTAGCGGCGGCTTACTGGTCAACGTATCGGTTTTATTGGCGTAAATCGTTACCAGTGGAATCTGCCCGAGCGAGAAATCGCCTGACTCAACCAGCTCATACTCCGATGTAGCGTCGGATTGATCGAAGGAAGTGGGATATGGAAACTGCCCTTGCATCGCTTTCGTTTGCTGTTGTTGCCGGAAGACGCGATAACGACCAGGCTCGATGACACGGATTTGGTCATACACTTTTTCGCCAAACTCACCGTCAGGGACTACAGCCTTTTCCCCAATCCGTACTTGTGTAAGGTTTCCATAATTGGCTTCGCGGTCCAGTCGCCAACCGTAGACGTTGGTTGGATCCACTTCAATCCAATAGGGCCGACGATTAAGAGCACGCTCCTCTGCAAGACTTCTTGCCCCCGAAGGTGCAGGAAAATCAACCAGCGTGTGACAGTGCCCATACGTCAGGGCACAAATCAAGAGTCGTCGAGCGTACTCATCTAGATCCGATCCACATCCATCAACGTCCTTATTAAAGACGTTTGTCCAATAAGGGTCGCCTTCAATGCTGATTGGTTTGCGAAGAATTAAGCCTGCTGCCGCTCGAATCAACCGTTGTGTGTAAGGCGTAAAAACAGAGCGGTTGACTCGTGCCAGATATGCGGAGTAGTCCTCACGAGGTTCTAGAGGTAAAAATGCTTCGCTGTTTTCACGTAAATACTCCGTTCCGTTTGTCACGGCCTTCATAATCTCCCAGCCCTTCATCTGGTCGATTACGGCCCGTGTTCGCACAAATGGACTATCAACACTTCCCATATAGGAAGAGCTGACGAGATGCGTCCTGACGAGTCCTGGAACGGAGTAGGTCATGTCACCATTTCACGCGATTTGCCCAATAAGCCGCACTGGTTTTGCCTTTAGCGATGTTTTTAGCGTGTCGCTTTTTAAAAGCAGCACGTTTGTCCTTCATCGCTTGGCTTTCACCAGGCTTTGGCTTGCCTGCTGTTCTGGCACCCTGTTGACCAAATCGAATTAACCGGTCTTTGCCGTTGTCCTTGATGACAACAGCATGGGATTTACCGCTGGAATGACCAGGGGTACGGATCGGTTTGTTGTAGCCATCAAAAACATGGCCACCACGTTCGATTTTGGCCATCAGGTCAACCCTTATTGCAGGTTGGAAGTGATGGTGCCGCTGGTGACGAAATTGCAGGTGGCAACAACCAAATCGCCAACAGTAGAGGCAATGTCCATGCTGGTGATGATGCCCGCAAAACTTACACTGTCAGTTCCAGCCGCAGTTCCGGTCGTAAACAACTCAAACGTGGCATCAGCCGTATCGTTGGTTGTAACTACATCTTCAATAAACGCTGCTTGACCTGTCGCATCTGGATCATAAACCAGTTCAACAGTGCCGGAACCTGAAATCAAGCTGCCGATAAAAGCACGAGACGTGTCACCGTGATCGGTAACGTCCAACGTGTCTTTGGTGATGTTTAGTGTCCAGCTGCGAGTACCGACGATGGTGGCGTTGGAAGAACCAGCAGCGTCAAACTGAACCGCACCTTGCTCTCCGCGAAGGATGGCCATGATTAGACATAGGAAGGGTCTATACCGTCGATTCTAACCGCTCACAACCCACAAGCCATCTCAAGACTTCTTCTTTTTCGCCTTACGCCGCCGATGTTGATAAGAAATCTTTTTTGAACCAGTCTTTTCTTTTTTGAAACGAGCCTTTTCTGCAGCACTCATTTCCTTGGTTGTTTTCGGTGTCTTGTCTGATACCCTCCGTGATGGTCTGCACGCTGGATACGCTCTATCCTCGCCTTTAGAGCGCCCACAAGGCTTCCCGGTCTTTATATCGACCCATTTCTCGTCAAACCATCGGCCAAGACCTCCACGGCCTTTACTTTTTGGTTTTGCGGGTTTTCGTGGTTTTTTTCGTTCCGCCACTGGTTGCCTTCCGATAGGTGCCACCACGCTTCTTATATTCGCGCACCAACCACGCATTTGCATACGCGCTCGGGTACACGTCAAATTTGCGCTTGGCTGCTGCCTTTACACGAGCGTAAAGCGCCTTGTTGACTGGGACGTTTTCACTTGCCACAGCTGCACCGCATCTTCTTGCTGCCCTTCTTCATACCTTTCTTCTTGCCGTTGGGCTTTTTCTTGCCACCAGCTCCGTAATGTCCAGGCATGACGCAAAATGCAACAACAAACTTAGTCTAACGTCCCAAATGGTTGCGGACTAGAACCGGCTCGCGCACCTGGCGTCCCTCACTCCTGATCCGCTGCAGGAGACTTGTCCTTGCCTTTTGGCAAAGGTACTCGGACAGCTTAGTAAAGCCGGTAGCTAGTTGGCCCCAAAGTTTCGGGTTTTGCAAGGTTGAACTGCTGCAACACCAAGTACCCGAAAGCATCGAAAGCGTGGTCCACACCTAGGTTTTTGTTAGGCAGACCAGTGCCTGGAGCGTAAGTCAACGTTCGCAACGACTTGATCAACTCCTTACACCTTGGATGAATCTTCACCCGTCGCGCCCCAGAAGCATCCATAAGACCAGTGTTGACCGCTGTAATCTTGTCTCGGATTTTCCACGGTGATCGCGGTGATTGAACCGTAAAACCACTACGTCTGAGGATTGCATGGTCCGTTACGCCAACACCACTTGTCTTTCTGGCTCCGCCTGTAGGGTCAGGACACGCAATAACTCGACGATCCACCCCATACCTACGAGTAACCTCTTCCGCAAAATCCCAGGTTGTGGCCCCGCCTGTCAGCATGATTTCGTCAAACACGTAAAGCGTGTCCCGATCTTTGACTGCACAGATGCCAGACATCGGATCCACGTTGAAGTCAACGCCCAACAGCAACGGTTGGATCGAAATGTCCTTCGCATCCGTTGAAATGTTGTCGTCCGAAAAGCTGATGGCTACTAAACCTGTGAGGTTCTCGAAAGACGCTTCAAATTCCTGGCGGAACGTGCGCGAATCAAGTTGAGCGCGGGCTGCTTCGACCTCTTGCTTACTGACGTTTCCTCCTTCAATCGTGGTGTAGCTCCATCGCTGCCATTCGTTTGTTTCGTCCTCTGGGACATAACACCACAAGTCGTAAAACCAACTAGCTGTACCGTCTGGCGTCGAAATAAACAACGCCCAACCCTCTTTATCCGCTAAAGCAGGCCGAATTACCTCAAACCAGACCTCTGAATCCATAAATGCTGCCTCATCCAAGACCACACCACTCAAACTGCGGCCTCTGAGCGCCATTGCGTTCTCAGTACCCTTCAATTCGATCGTTGAACCGTTGATTAGCTCGATTCGTAGGTCCGTTTCGTTCTTCGTGTGGATCCAAACCTTCGGAACCAGCTTCTTTAACGCCCTCCACGCAATATCTTTGGCCATCCGGTACGTCGGGGCACAATAAAAAAACGTTTCGCCAGGTCGATCCAGCGCTCCACGTACCAATTCAACGCATGAAAGGTACGATTTGCCGAATCGACGACCGGCAACCAACACTCGGAAGCGCTTATCGCTCGAAAAAACTTGGCCTTGTGCCCATCGAAGATTGATAGGTTCGGTTTTTGTGCTCATGACTATTACATTACACAGGTTTTCAACCCCTACCCCCTCTGAGACGTGCCAGAACGTACTGTGAGCAGTTATTATCCAAAGAAACAGGGTCGAGACAGTAATGCAGCCCGAACTGACTGAAGCTAAGCAAGCCCGCGTTCGACGGCTCTATAAACGTCAGCTCGAAGGACTGTCGTCAACAGCTCTTGTCTACGATCACGCTGAGAAAGAACAGGTCTCAATTCAAACCGCTTGGCGCGATTGGGCCGATGTCAAAAAGATCGTTGATGAAGACTGGAAAGCTGACCGCGAAAACATGCTCGCGCGTCTTCAACACATGCGAACCAAACTGTTTAACCAGGCCCTTAAGAAGGGGCAGTTGCAGACCGCAAGCCAAGTACTTGACTCCATCGGACGCGTTATTGGCGAATCCGTTGAAACTGTCAATGTTCAAGCGCCTGAACTCAAGATCTCGATTGAAAATAAGGACAGCTGATCCAGCGTTTTAAAAAATTTGACCCCTGCCCCCACCTTAGGGGGCTTTTTTATTACACGAGTGCTGTTAGTCAGATATATGTTTAAGTTCCCCGCTTGCTGTAAGACAGTGTAAAAACTGGCACACTACCCCCCTATGTGTACCCACTGGGGTGCTATACTATTGGTATCAGCAAAGGAGGAGAGAGTTTATCTCACTTCGCCAGCGCTGGTAACTAATACCACTTCTGTGGTATACTAGTTAGGTGAACAGGAACCCGACAGTGGCCAGCGGCCACCCATCCCACTAGGGCTCTGGCTAGCGCGGTTATACCTGGCAAGGGCCAGGGGCAGACTGTTCACCTCACTTCAGAACCTTGACAACTGCATAGGTCCACCTGAGAGCGTTCACGCTCCAATCGCAGCCGTCACGGGTTCACCCTGGCAGTGCTGGCAACGGGCGAAGCGCGTTCACCTCCTCACAGAGGCGCTCTCAGCAAGGGACCAAAATCAACCCTACGAATCCTTACCGATGGAAACGACACACAGCACCAAACACGAAGTGCGCAAGGGTTCAATCGAACTCTGGAGCAGTTGCATTCGGGTCACCGATGACAATGGCGACAGAGTAGAAATTGACTTTCCGTACAGCGCATTACGTGATGCTTTGAAAAATTTTGTGGTTCACTCACTCAGTCAATCCACTCAGGAGGAACTGATTGAGCTGATGACAAAGGACATCAGAGAGCGTGAACAGCGCAGGCTTGAGCGTGATGCAGAGATTACAGCGGAGGTTTCAAAGTGAAGTCTCTGCTGTCTCTGCTAGCCGCTTACACAGCGGCTGGCGCTTTTGGTGTTGCCTTCGTGAGCAACATCACCGCACCAAGTCACAGCGGCACCCAGTCCTATGTCCGGGTAATCCGCTGATGGCTTATCTCGTGCAAGTCTGGCGAGGCATCCCACAATCAGGAGGCCTCGGTTGGGTGACCTATGGGTCGCCACGTAGCAGGAAGGAAGCCGAAAGGCTTCTTTTCTATGCTGCACGGATCCGCCCCAATTATCACCACAAATTGGAGATTGTCACCAATGCCCTTTGAAGTTTTTATGTATTCGTGGGATGAGATCTCAGGCCGTAAGGTCCTGGCTAAGGTCTCAACCCTGGAGGAGGCTGATGAAAAGCTGGATGAAATGTCCGAGCGTTTTCCTCATGCTTACATCGATTATCGTGGCGTCCCGGAGTAATCCGGGCGCTTTTTCATTCAATCATGACTATTCAACGCACCAAAGAGTACGTGGAAGCTGATCGCTATTTGTACGATCGGCTGCTGTTCTCTAAAGGATTCGCCACCATTGATTCTGCAATGGATGCAAGCTATTACGGCAACTGGGCAGACCCTGCCCGTCTGATGCTGTTTAGCTACGTCGAAGGCGACTGTTTGACGACCCAGTGCGACACAGCAGAGGAGTTCACGGCGGAGATCGTAAAAGTCTGCGACTGGCTCCGACTAAATAGCACTTTGTATGGGATCGACCCAGGGTTAAAGGCTGCGGCCAAGAAGCCTTGGGAAAATCTCGGACTGTCTAAC